CGCTAACATTTTACTATAAAGTCCATTACTAACAAGTGATGTGAATAATGTTACAGTTGCTGCTGATATTGTTGATGTTAAACCTGTTCCACCATTTGATGTAACTGCTGCCAAGTAGGTATTCGCTTCAGTTGTTCCTGATGCGGGTCTTGATGGAGTTACTGTTGGTGTAGGTGTTAAAGTTTGTGTTGGACTAATTGACGGAGTTCCACTTGGAGTGGTTGTAGGTGTACTTGTAACCTGTGGTGTCCCTGATTGTGTCTGTGTTGGTGTAACAGTAGGACTGGCAGTAACACTTGGAGTAGGTGTTGGAGTTGTTGGTGTTGTTGAAGGTGGTTCTTTATACACATTCATTACAGCAGCCCACACTTGTCTTGGCTGTTTTGACCCTTTTGGATACATCATATCATTGATGTTGGGTTGTCTTCTATACGGATTTGGTGGCATATTATAATAAATATATCAGGCTTAAAGACAAAAGGGGAGTTTTTATCTCCCCTTATATCTTGTGTTTTTTTTATGATTGGAATGTGAAACCACCAGTAGTGAATACTGCTGCGATGGTAGTTGTAATCTTAACCTCACGGATAGATGTTGGTTCTCCACCAGTCATAGTAAGAGCGGTTGCTCCGTTCAAGTCGGTGTATGCCTGACCTGTATTCAATGAACCAGCAGTAACTAAACCACCATTATCCAAGAATACCAACCAATAACGATTGTTGTTATCTTCAATCAAAGCGTAGATTTCATTCTGTGATACTAAATCTACGAAAGTATCTCTTAAAGTTGTGTTCAACTTTGGTAAGTTTACAACAATTTCAGGTTGGAAAGTAACAGATTGAGATGTAGTGTTTACACCCAAAGTTTCACTCAAAGAACCTGATTGTTTTGGTAATTCAAACTTGAACCAAGTACCTGTTCCACCGATTGCTGTAACCTGTGAACTTGTAACTGTGTATCCAGTGATTGTATTACCTGAACCACCTAATACCCACATGGTTTTGATACCACCTGTAGATGAGGTTCTACAATCTAAAGTATAACCAGTACTAATATAACATGCTGCCATAATTTTTCTATTTTATATTTTTTTTATTTATTTTATTTGGTTATATCCCCCAATCTCCATAACTTTGTATTAAGAAAGGAGGATATAGACCACAAGATTATTTACACAAGCAGAAAGACGCTACATCAAAGATACCTAAACCATAAGTAACATGCGCGTTAATCTTCACGATGTCCTCAAATGGGTCGTAGATTGCTTTGATTGTCTGCATTTCAGCGTTCATACCAACCATGTAGTAAGAAGCAGGACCTGCGTAGTATGCGTTAACACCATCCAAACCTACAGTTGGGATTACTTTAACATTTGAACCAGGTAACATAAGTGCCCAATCCTCACCACTTGTAGAACCAGCAGTGTCCATTGTAAATAGGTTCACGAAACTGTTGTTTCTCATGGAAGCAACGAGACCTCTGTAGTTACTGTACGATGTAAAAATCACAAGGTCATCCAAATGTAATACATTCGCTGGAATGTTTTGGTAGATAGTTGTGAATACATCTAAACCATTAGAAGGTGTAGCAGCAGAGTAAGCGATTTGAGTAGCACCATTACCTGATGTAATCAACTGACCAACACCTGCGAAACAAGCCGAACCATAAGTTCCACCAGTAGTAGTGGTGTTCTGCCACAATTGCTTTTCAACTTGGTTAGCAATTCTGTTAGAAATATCTGTTAAGATTACCTCTTCAAATGGAACTGTCTCTTGGAAATTCGCATTTGATAAAGATTGAGACAAGTAAGTATCATACAAAGAGTATGGACAAAGTGTCTGATTTAATTTTTTATTACATAAATCTACAGTAACCAATGATTGTGTAGTTGTACCTGATGGGTCAAATCCACAACTCAAATCCTGTAAATAAATATCGTTTGTTACAAAACCTACTTTTTCAGTAGTACCTTTCAAGTTTGCTCTAATTGAAGCGTACTTTGGTAAGGTCAATCCCAAAATTGCTTTAATCAACATATCTGAACCATATGAGTTATACACAGGTAAGTTAGACAAGTCATAAGCAAATGATAATTTTTTCTTATTGTTTTCCATTGTTTTAATTTATTTTTTTAATTGATTTTTGATAAGGTTTAATCTGTAATCAGCAAATGATTCAGTGTAGGTCTTTTTTTCCTCTACTGACTTTCTTTCTGGTAATTTCTTAAATGTATCAAAATCGGTTTTTAATGAGTTTAACTCTGTCTTGAATTTTCCGTTCATAGAACCAACCAACTCAAGGAGGTTGTTTAATGATAATTTAATATCTTCAATGTCTTTTGAGAAATCAGCGTTCATCATTTCAGGTTTCATCATTTCTTCAACATTTTCACGCTGAATGATTTTACCATCTTTTACTTGAATTCTAATTTTGTTCTCATTTCCACTTGTATCTTTCAATACCACTTGGTATTCCCCATCAGGTGCTGGTACTTTACTACCATCATCCTTAACTAAAAACACATCTTCACCTACATCAAAAGTGCTTGATTCAAGGAGTTGTCCTTGAGAATCTCTTGCTTCTGTGTATTCCATGTCTTTACTTGATTCTTGTTCAACCTCTGCGTCTGTTGATTTGTCTTCTGATACAATAGCGATGATGGTAGATTCAGTATCAACTGAAATAACCAAACCATCTCTTGTAGTGTGACTACCTTCAGGTGCTGGTGCAAGTGTGGATTCTTTGACTACATAAAGAGTTTGACCTACTTGAAAATCCTCTTCCATATTGTTTGTAACCTCTGTGGCTCCATCAATAAGGAAAGTAGATGTGAAGGTCTCTTTCTTAAATTGTAATCCTAACATTTTACGGATATTATTGATTGCTGTTGTTGCATCCATAATCTTTTTAATCTGTTATTTGTTTAATAATGTTTATGATTTCATCTAATAAATACTCATCAGTTTTTTGGCGCGAAAAGTTCATTAAGAAATTACCCTCAACGCTAAACCCTTTAACCTTACCAGTTTTTATGTAGTTGTTCCAAATGTTGTCTCCTTCAGGTGTATCTAATACCTTAAATCCACCCATCCAAGTCCCATCAGGTATATCACCCCTGCTGAAACCTAATTGATATGCTTTATCTGATTCACCAGATACTAACCAACTCTCTACCATCACAACAGATTCAATCTTTTTATCAGTGTGTTCATAGTTAGTTTGGTCTAATCTTTTTTCAATCATATAAAGATTTTGTATTTTCTCTATAACAGATGGGGTGAACTTAACAAAGTATTTTTCATTTGTATCTTCATCCAATCTTGGTATAAGAATATTTGGTATCATCAATGGTGAGTATACCATTCTCTTTTCATCATCAACAGAGAACTCCTGTTTTGATGTTTCATTAGACATGATATAACCAAAATGTTGTTTTGATAAGTTTGCCTCATATCTTGCGGTTCCAGGATAATAACCTTTACCAGTCATACTTTGTGGTGGAATACCTGCAGTACCTTCAGCCATGCCTTGGTCTGCTACAACATTCCCCTGAACCAAATACCTTCTCCAAGCGTGAACACATTGTGGTCCACCTTTATATAACCATTTGGAATAAGATTGTCCATTGTGTCCAAACTCTGTATTTGTATCTCTTAATAAATCTATTTCTAATCTACGGAAATATCTGTTCTCAATAGACATACAGAAATCTCTATCAGGTGCTCCTGATAATACCCTTTCATACTTGAAATAGATTGTTGGGGTTTTGTGGTTTCTTCTTTTTATTTCGGCTTCTGTTGCCCCCCTCATAGAACCAACTACTGCTTCAAATTGTTCATAGTCAGTTTCCTTTAAGAATTGTAATAATTTAACAACCTCTTTTTCTTCTTCTGAATAATCTTCAACACTAAAGTTAAAGTCCTCTTTTGGGTGAACACTACAACCCATATACACAACATTTCCATCTTCATCTGTATGAGTATGGTGTCCTGTACATCCGTGTTCTTCTTGTCCGTATAACTCCGCTTCTTCAGGTGATGTAAACACTGGTTCTCCATCAATAAATCCAATCATTGTAAAACCTTGTTTCCTGTTGAATATTGCGTTTTCAGGTGTGTAAGTTGTGACAACCAATGGTTCAATAATTGCTTGCATTTCTTTTGATATGTAAGAACCTATTGTTTTGATGTGATTATCCATATAAGAAACATCATAAGTTTTACCTTGTATTTTTTCTATTTCGTGGATAATATCTTTGTAGTCATCAACCAATACCATTGCCTCTTTTAATTGTGATGGTGATGCTTCATTATTTTTAATAACATCATCTTCAATCTTAAATATAGAATCAGCAACAACCGCTGCTGACCTAATCATACCGATTGTATCATCATCATTTGGATATGATATTAACTCCTTAAATGTTGCTTGTGCTCCAGGACATATTTGGAAATACTTTGTTCTATAACCATAAACAT